AAGATGTACATAGCCTCATCAAAAGACTTAGGATCATCTACTGGCAAGTAACTACAGTTGAACCCTGCGGTGTTGTCTCTGTCTAGTGCAGGGCCAGCTGACATCATTGCCCTCATAGATGGCATAACATCCAGAGATAGTATGGCCTCTTCTATTTTACTAAAATTAGCTAATGGCAGATTAAAGGATTTACGTACTACATTATCCATGTATCGTGTCACTGTCTCAGCCCATGTCTCTCTACGGCCCTCACTGTCAAGCCAACGTGCGTAACGTGACGTGTGTATAAATGCTTGATAATCTGTTGGTAAATAGTTGTTCATATATATTACTCCGCTACTGTTCTAATTGATTTAATTGTCATACCATCTACATCATAGATGAACTCTTGCAATGCCTCTCGTACTTCATCATTGATAAAGTTATCTACTGGCATCTGGTATTCGTCCTCGTCTATTTCAAGAGTAAGGAATACTTTAAGTATCATCTTGATCATCAATGAGTACGTTGAGATACCATTGAGCCTTTCTCAGATCCTCTACACCATTCTTGTACTTGAACCGCCACAGGTATTTCATAATGTTACCCTGTAGATAGAAGGAGAAACCTTCCTCACCTGTAGCTGCACGAATGGCATCAATACATTCTACACCTGCAAAGTTGTAATGAGCAGGTGAGTTTACCATATCATCATCATCTGACACACTGTCCAGTATATTAGATGCCTCTGAAAACTTAGTTACATTCATTGCTGTTCTCCCTCTTAATTAAAGTTAACACTAATAACATTTTCTTCTACACTCTGTACCTTTGGTTTCTCTGGCTTTTCTTCTTCTGCCTCTACTCTTTCTGCAATAGAGGTTAACATATTACGTATGTACTCGTCTTCTTCCATGCCCGGAACTGCTGCACACACCATCTTAGTTATGTTCATAAGATTGTAATGGTCTTCATCTGACATTAGGTTGTCCTCTGTAACTACAGTACCTACCAGTAACTCTCCTGTCCAGTTGCCACTGGCATCCTTGAAGGGAGACAACCTTACAATGTAATCATCAGCACCAAACTCTAAGAATATTTTATCTTCTATCATCATAGGCTATCTCCTTTTTACTTTCTTGTATGGACACTGTATCAATGCTGGATGCATGTCCTTTCCTTTTTCTTTTAACCACTCCTCTGGAATGATCCTATCGTAAAAAGGTATACCATGTTTAGTACACCATTGTCCATAGGTAGTTTTAGCACCCTTACTTAACTTGCGTCTACTACTAGTAAATACAAATCGTATGTCTAGTTTTGGGTGTTGCACCTTAACTGCCAAATGCTTACGCCTATCATCTGCTGAGAACAATCCTTTTGTCTCAATGATAATACCATTAGCTAACACAAAGTCAGGGGTATAGGTACGGTACATAAGGTCTTCCCATTCAATCTTGACTTCCTCATACTTGAACTTCATCTTGTGTTCAACGAGATAGTCTCTGGTTCTGACCTCTAGTCCACTCCTATACCCATGCTTCATGGCGGCAGAGAATTGCTTGCCATTCATACTACTAAATGTCCTCTAACTTTAGAATGGAGTGTTCACCCCAACCAGTATCAAAGACACCCTTTGCATTTGCTTCTGCAATAGACTCAAGTGTTTCCTTTACTGTCTCCATTGCTGACGCAAGCAACTCAGGACTTACCTTATGCAAGTGAGCGATATAGGGTGTAGACTTTTCAACGGCAATGAAGCTAAACTCTTTAGCCTTTAGTCCTGCCATCTTACATGTATACACATAGAACGCTGCCTGTATATGGTAGGCATACTTCTTTACCTGTTCTGCAAAGCCCTTGGGTGATGCATCAACAGTAGTCTTGATGTCAAATATCTCACCAGTGTCAGGTATATACAGGTCTGGTCTGGTCTTTAAGTTAAGGCCAGTGTCTTTATCTACTACAAAGATGCTACTCTCTGTGACCCTACGCTTATCTGTTAGTATCTTACTGCACGTGGTGTTGTCTAGCGCAGACTGACACATCTTTTTGTGTACGTAGTATTCTACTTCCGTTAGAACTACTTCATCATCTGTCCTGTTGTTGTATAGTTCCTTGAACGCTTTAGCTGCCCGTGTCTTTGGGCCTTTGATAACTAAGTCACGATCAGGTTCTAACAACGTTGCATGTACGGCAGATCCAAGCGCAAAGGCAGGGCTATCTCCCAAGGGTTTCTGTGCCATGTAGTGCGCAAGCGATTGCTTGCACACCGTTTTAATGGCAGACGAGGAGTACCCTACACGTTTGTGATACTCCTCATTTGACATGTCATAGACAATGCCTGACAGTGGCATGTCCATTACACGAAGTCTTCTTCGTTGATGTCCACAAACTCTTCTACTGTGCTTGTATCTACATCCTCATTCTTGTGCATGTTGTCTTCCCATGCATTAAGAATGTACACATTGTAGTTTTCAATCCATGCCATGAAGTTAGCAAAGACTTCCTGTGCATCGTTGTCCATCTCAATGGTAGTACCTAAGTCAAGCTGTGCCTCTGGTACATAGAAGCTGCTACCATTGGGTAGTGGTACTTCCTTTGTAGTACAAGAGATAGTGTGTTGAGGTGGTAAGCGTTGCATCTTAGACAACTTGGTGAACTGATCACCCATAGTCTTAAAGGCATCACGGTTATCAATCTCCCAGATAAACGCTGTAGCATCTACCTCGACTGCATTACCATTCTCATCTGTTGGATTAACCAACTCAACTACACCAAACAATGCACGAACACGTTTGATAGACTTGATTAGTTCCTTCATAGTGTCAGGCAGTGCGGCCCAATCTTTGATGAACCCTGCTGGCTTACCACAATTGAAGCCACCCTCGTTGTCCTTCATGTCATTGTTAAGATCATTAGCCATGACAGTCTTGAGAAAACGATTGGCAGTATTCTCATTACCCTTGATGAACTTCTTGTACATAAACCGCTGAAGGAATGGACGGATAGTTGCACCCTCTGCGTAGTATGTAGGGCCATCGGGTATGTCTAACTTGTACGCCCCGCCACCAATTACTTCTACGTTCTTCATCTTACCCTTGACCTCTTGCTGGCCCATTATAGGTGTGTGATGTATCCGTAAACGTGCAAGTGTGCTTGCCTTACTTGTATTCTGTGATGACTCTGCGTTCATGCCCATTGCTTGAGCCATTGCTGCATAGTTGTTTGTGTCTATTGTTGTAACTTGATTCATATATTAAGTCTCCTTGTTTTTGATCAGGTGAATGATAGTTATATCACGCTATGTCTTTTGTGTCAAGCCAGTTTGGACCTATCTTTGCCTCTAATAATAGAGGGATGTTAAAGTCTATGCCCCACTTGCGATTGACGATTGGTATCAGCTTGTCATTAGCTGCTTGTATTACTCTTAGTACTTTCTCCTCTTCCTCTGGGTGTATGTCAATTACTATTGAGTCATGCACCGTGTTGACTACGCAACTGCGTAGCTTGTTTGCTGTTAGTAGCTTGTCTATGTATATCAGAGATATAGGTACTATGTCAGCAGTTGCAAACGATTGAACAGGATAATTTTTAATCTGTGTGAAATATGTCACACCCCCGAACCTTCGCCTTACTACATCAGGGAACGCAAACTCACGCCCAGATGGTGTAGTTATCTTACCAGTGTTGAGTGCCTCTTTAGCTAGAGCCTTGTGCCACCCAGCTACACCGGAATACTTTGTCGTAAACTGTTGGTAGTATGCCGCTTCTGCAGGACTACGACCAAACCCACTAGCCCCATACAACGGAGCAAACGTGTGTGCCTTTGCATCTTGTCGTGACATAGGCTGACCTGCATCAGATATAACCTGTGCAGTATACGCATGTACATCAAAGCCTGTAGTGACTTCATCAATGGCAGTCATGTCCTGTGATAGGAACGCAGCTACACGAAACTCAAGCTGGGCAAAGTCAGCCTCACAAATTTTCCCACCTTGCCAACGAGATATGAATACCTTCTTGACAGGGAACGTACCGCCACGTGGCATGTTCTGCATGTTAGGGTCAGCGCCTGACAACCTGCCTGTACCAGTGCGGTGTTGTAGTAACCGTACATGTAGCTTACCGTCAGGCTTTACGTGTGTTGCAATGCCCTCTACGAAGCTGCTGAGATATGTCTCTACTGCTGACAACCTACGTACCTTCTGTAGGAATGACTCAGCTACACGCATACCCTTGGAACGTGCAATGCCCTCAAGGAATATAAGATTGTCTTTGCCTGTACCAAAACCATTGGCACTAATCCACTTGGAGTTAGGCGGTGCAAACTTTAGTCCTGCAATACTACTGTGATTGTCTGTGAAGGTATATCCTGTAGCACTACAAGTGTCACACTTATTTGATCTAGCATATCGTGTTCCGTCTTTCTTCTGTTTCCATATCTGTCCACTGCCATTACATGTACGGCATTGGTGTGCCTTTTGCTTGTACAACTTCTCGCTGTATGCATTGACGTTACGTCTGTAGTCTGTGTCAGGCATACGTTCATCGAACAAGTCTGCCCACATCTTCTTGTCGAGTGGCTTACGGCTGTAGATAACCCAAGACAATTGCTCTGGGCTATTGAGGTTGATTGGTCTGTCACCCATCAGGTCACTGGCTTGCTCCTCTAGTGCCATAGTCAAAGCGTTACGCTCTTGTTCAAACTCATCACGCACTTCCATCAGTGCATCCATGTCAACTTGAAAGCCCCGCTGATAGATACGTGCAAGATGTACAGCTAACTGATTGGTCAACTGTATCGTTGGTACTAGTGACTTGCATCCCTCGTACCTTGTCTGCAAAACATCATACAGTTGTTGTGTAGCGTGGAGATCGTGTGATAGATACTCCGATAGTTCACCATGAGGTATATCACGTGTGGAATATCCATCCTTAAAGTACTCCTTTAATGTGTCCTGTTTCTTTGTGTCCAACTCGTATCGTTCAGCACACGCCTCAAGTGATAGCGGTTGCTTCTGTCCACGTTGCAAGACATACTCACCCAACAAGGTATCGAATACCTCACCGTCATACTCAAAGCCTGACTCCCATAGCCACAGCAAATCATGCGGTGCGTTGTGTGCAATAAGTAGAGGGGCAGCATCCCATGCGTCTTGCACTATTTGCCGACCCTCTGTGGTAGGTTGTTGCTCTGCGTGATCGAAAGTTATAATGTTTTCGTTCCCAAGATCATCTAGCATGCCTACCATAACCAATGTATTCTCTGGCTCAAACGGGTCAAGGTGTAACTTGCCATTGCGTTTGACCCCTGTATTCTCTACGTCTAGGGTTAAGTGTTTCATGTCGGTATCGCCCCCTTTAGTCGGTCCATCTGTCCCAATCATCTAGTATTGTGAAGTCGTTATCGTATA